TGCTCGCCGCGGCCAAGGCCTCGATCGGCTACGATGACGACCGCGACCGCCTGCCCATCCTGACCCTGATCGGCTCCGTGGGAGTCGGCAAGACGACCGAGGCCTGCCGCCTGGCGTCCTACCTCGCCGCCGGCTGGGGCGATCGCCACCCCGAGGCCGTGACCTACCGCCTGGCCCTGCGCATGGGCTGGATCGACCGCGAGGAGGTCGACGAGCTGGTCGCCGAGAAGGTGACGCTGCTGAGCCTCGACGACCTGAGCGCCGGCCTGACCGCCGCCGGCCTGACCCACGCCCTGGAGATCATCGAGGGCCGCATCGCCTGGCACCGCCGCACGATCATCACCACCAGCCTGACCCTGGAGCAGATCACCGCGCTGGAGGTCAAGCACCACGGGCGCGAGATCGGCGTCGGGTCGCGCATCGCCGGGGGCGAGGTCCTGACCATGGCTGGCGACGATAGGCGCATGGCGTGAAGATCGCACTACAGGCAGCATCGCGCGCCCACAACGCTGTTTGGTGCGCGAAAGCAGACCGGCAGCACCGCCGCGAGCACCTGGAGGCTGCGCTGTCGGCCACCGGCGAGCTGCAGCGCGCGCTCTGGCTTGAACGGCTGAAGCTCGACCCACCAACCACCAGGAGCGTCCAATGATTTCCAGTCCGTCCATATCCAGCCACGCAACACGCGCAGACCGCCGCGTGCAGATCAGGAGCCGCATCCTGGCGACGCTTGAAGACGCAGGCCGCGCCATGACGCCGGCCGAGATCGCCAGGCGCACCGGCTTGGGGGCCTGCGCCGTCAGCCTGTCGGCGAATCACTGGCGCAGGTACTTCGCAGTCGAGCTGGGCGACGACGGCAAGCGCATCAACACCATCGACCGACACCACCACCTGAAGACCATGCCGTGACGTACCGCCTCTGCTTCGTCTCCGGCCTGTGGCTAGTCTGGAAACACACCGGGCCGCTGATGGCTCGGGTCATCCGACTGGTGTACGAGGACAGCAACGAGCGCACCGCGCGCGCCGTCTGCCGGGAACTGAACGCGCGTGGCTGAAGTCGCCGACCCCGACGCCCAGCTGCTGGAGGCCGTCGCGCGCTTCACGCACGACCCGGCCGGCTACGTCCGCTTCGCCTATCCATGGGGCGAGCCGGGCGAGCTGGCGAACGAGCGACCGCGCACCTGGCAGATGGACATCGCCGACACGATCGGCAAGCACCTGCGCGACCCGGCGACGCGGCACCAGCCGCTGCGCGTCGCGGTCGCCTCGGGCCACGGCATCGGGAAATCGGCCCTGGTGTCCTGGCTCCTCGACTGGGGCCTAAGCACGCACCCCGACACCAAGATCGTGGTCACGGCTGGCACCTTCGACCAGCTGCGCACCAAGACCTGGCCGGAGGTCAGCAAGTGGCGCCGCCTGTCGATCACCGCGCCGTGGTTCCGCTACGCCGCGACCAGCCTGCACAGCACCGACCCACGGCACGAAACGACCTGGCGGGCCGACGCTCTGCCCTGGTCGGAGCACAACAGCGAGCCATTCGCCGGCCTGCACAACAAGGGCAAGCGCCTGCTGATGATCTTCGACGAGGCCAGCGCCATCGGCGACAAGATATGGGAGGTCATCACCGGCGCTCTGACCGACGAGGGGACGGAGATCATCTGGCTGGCCTTCGGAAACTACACCCGCAACACCGGCCGCTTCCATGAGTGCTTCGGGAAGTACGGCCACCGCTGGATCACCCGGCAGATAGACAGCCGCACCGTCGAGGGCACGAACAAGGCGCAACTCGCGCGCGACGTGCAGGACTACGGCGGCGAAGATTCAGACCTCACCCGCATACGCATCAAGGGCCAAGCGCCCAGAGCAGGATCCATGCAGTTCATACCCTCCGACGTGGTCGAGCAGGCCACCAAGACCGAGCCAACCGCCAGCATCTACGACCCGCTGATCATCGGCGTGGACGTGGCACGCTTCGGCGACGACGAGAGCGCTATCCGCTTCCGCCGCGGCCGGGACGCCAGGAGCCGCAAGCCCATCTACCTGCGCGGGGTCGACACCATGGCCCTGGCCGGCCGCGTAGTCGAGGAGGCGCGCGCCAGCGGTGCCGACGCCGTCTTCATCGACGAGACCGGCGTCGGTGGCGGGGTCATCGACCGATGCCGGCAGCTGGGCCTGGATGTCGTCGGGATCAACAACGGCGGCAAGACCGACATCCCGGTCGAGGGCCAGCTGGTCGCCAACAAGGGCGCCGAGTGCTGGGCGCGCGGCCGGGAATGGCTGAAGACCGGCGGCAGCATCGAGGACGACCCGGCCCTGCGGCAGCAGCTGGAAGGCCGCGAGTACGGCTTCAACGCCCACAACGAGATCGTGCTGGAGCGTAAGGACGACATGAAGAAGCGCGGCCTGTCGAGCCCTGACCGGGCGGACGGCCTGATGCTGACCTTCGCCTACCCGGTCGCACCACGCCGCCGCGCCGTCGACCTGGCGCCCGGCCGCGAGCGACCCGCCGGCGAGTTCGACCCGTTCCGCGCCGACGCTTAACTGCACGCGGAGGCGTGCCGCGCCAGCGCCCTGCCCGTCGCTATGGTCGCCCGGCATGGGTGTCGTCCTGTTCCAGCGCGAACCGATCGGGTCCTTGTGGCCCGAGCTGCTGCCCCTCGCCCGTGACCACTGGCGGGAAGTCCGCTGGGACGAGGGCAGCGAGGCCGACCTGGACCAGGCAAAGCTGACCGCCGCCGACGAGGCCGGCGCTTTCTGCCTGTTCAGCGCCCGCCAGGATGGCGAGCTAATCGGCTACGCCGCCTTCTGGATCGCCCACCACCCGCAGAACGCCGGCAGCCTGGAGGCCAGTGCGGACGCGCTCTACCTGCGCCCCGAACGGCGCATCGGTCGAAACGGCTTCGAGCTGATCAAGTTCGCCGAACGGGCTTTGGACGACCTGGGCGCCAAGAAGGTCTACATAGCCGTCCGCCATCACGCCCGCGACTTCGGCCCGGTGCTGGAGCGTCTGGGCTATCAGTCCACGGAAACGATCTACGCCAGAAAGCTCGACCAATGACCTTGGACGACGGCACCGCCATCACCATCGCCTGCGGCACCATCGCCGCCCTGGCTGGCGCTGTCGCCTGGCTGTGGAAGGCGATGGACAAGCGCTATCAGGCCGAGCTGAAGAAGCGCGACGCCGAGTTCGCCGAGCTGAAGGCGGATCACAAGGCCCTGATCAAGCGCGTGCGAGACCTTGAGGACGAGCGAATCCCCACCCTGAAGGAGCACGCGGAGAAGATCGAGCAGCTGGCAGACCGCTACGATGCCACGGCAATAGGGACCGCCCAGGCACTGACCGCCGTGGCCAAGGCCGTGCGCGAGATCGCCCAGAACGTCAACAGCCACACCGAGGCGATCAAGGGGATGCGCTGCAAGACATTCGACCAGGGGCCGCTGCCAGAGCCGCATCCCGCCGCCAAGGGCACCGGGGCCATCACCAAGAACCAGGTGCATGGATGAGCCCGCGCCGCGCCTCTGAGATAACCGCCGTGGCCATCGTCCTGGCCTGCCTGGCGATCCTCGCCGCCTGCGGCGACCAGCCGCCGCAGCGTCCGCAGGTCGAGCCGCCGCCCGCCGCCAAGGAGGTCCAGACCCTGCGCGAGCAGGAGCTGGCCGCCGAGAAGCGCGCCGCCGAGGCGACCGCCGCCGGAGACCAGAACGCCGCCGACTACAACCGCCGGCTGGCCGACGAGCTGGCCAAGGTGCGCGCCAAGTGGCAGCAGATCGAGGCCGACCAGCGCGCCCAGCTCGCCAAGGACCAGACCGAGATCGAAGCCAGGGCGCAGAAGCTCGCCCAGGCCCAGCATCTCGCCGACGACATCCGCCGCGCCCGCATTGTCGCCGGCATCGGCCTGGCGCTGTGCGCGGTCGCCGCCGCCCTTGGCGCGTGGTCTGGCTTGGGACGCCTCGCCCTGCCTATCGCTGGCGCTACTGCCCTAGGCTGCCTAACACTCGCCGGCTTCGCCGAGTCGATGCGGTCGGCGTGGTTCCTGCCCGTCATCCTGGGCGGGCTCGCCATCGCTGTCGTGGCCTGGGTCCGCATCGCCCGCGGCGATCGCGCCCTAATCGACACGGCCAAGCTCGCCGACGCCATGGAGAACAAGGCCGCGCTCGCCATCCAGAAGGCCAAGACATTCGGCGGCGAGCTGGACGACCGCGGCCACGCCGTCGCCGAGAAGGCCGCAGCCTGGGCCAGCCAGCAGTCCGCCGGCGTCCTGCGCCGTGTGGCCAAGGCCCGCGGCAAGCAGCCCAAGACCACCAAGCCGAACACCTGAAGGGGATGCCATGGGAGACTCAGTCAGCAGCGCGACCAACGCCATCAAGGACGCAGCCAAGGACACGGCCAGCGCGGTCCGCACCGGCTACAGGAAGACGGTCAACAAAGGCCTGCGCGAGGAGGTCAACCGCGCCGCTGCGGTAGCCATGCCGACAGCCTACGCCGGCAACGCGGTCGGCGTCGCCACCTACGAATCTGGCGGCGACCTGCAGGAAGGCATCAACCAGGCCGCCGGCGACATCGGCATCGGCCAGACCGTCACGGTGGCGGACCCCAATGCCGCCACGCTTGCGCCGACTGTCGCCGACCCGCAGCAGAAGCGCCGCCGCCAGATCGCCGGCCGCGCCGGCACGCTGCTGACCGGCGGCGGAACCGATGGCGGCGGCACCAACCTGGGCGGCGCCGGTGGCCGCTCCACCCTGCTGGGGCTGTGATGAACACCGGCGACATGCGCAAGCAGGACGACGCCCTAGTCGGCCGCCTGGAGACCGAGCGGCAGAGCTGGGACTCGCACTGGGGCGACCTGGCCGCGCACTTCATGCCGCGCTCCTCGCGCTTCGGCACCGACGAGAAGAACCGCGGCAGCAAGAAGAACACCAAGCTGATCAACGGCGCCCCGGCCCGCTCGGCGCGCACGCTCGCCGCCGGCATGTTCAGCCGCATCACCAGCCCGGCCCGGCCGTGGTTCGCCTACACCATCGAGGACCAGGACCTGGCGAAGTACCAACCGGTCAAGGAATGGCTGGACGATTCCACCCGCCGCATCCGCTCGATCCTCGCCGGGTCCAACTACTACAAGAGCGCCCCCGCGATGTTCCGCGACCTGGGCGTCTTCGGCACCCACGCGCAGCTGATAGACGAGGACGACGACGACGTGGTGCGGTGCTACCCGTTCCCCATCGGGTCCTACTGCCTGAGCAACAGCGCCCGCCTGGCGGTCGACCTGAGCGTGCGGACCTTCGCCATGACCGCGCGCCAGCTGGTCCAGCGCTTCGGCAAGGAGAATGTTCCGGCGGAAGTCCTGTCCGCCTTGCGCGACAACGCCGAGCAGTGGTTCGACGACGTGGTCCACGTCTGCGGCCCGAACCCCGAGCACGACCCGCAGAAGCTCGACAGCCAGTTCAAGCGCTACAGCTCGCGCTACTACCTCAAGCGCGACTCGCACCGCTACCTGAGCCTGAAGGGCTACGACGAGTTCCCCGTGGTCGCGCCGCGCTGGCAGACCAACGGGGAGGACGTGTACGGCGAGAGCCCGGCCATGCTCGCCCTGCCCGACGCGCGCAGCCTGATGATCTACGAGCGACGCCTGGCCCAGGGCCTGGAGAAGAAGGTAAACCCGCCGCTGAAGGCCCCGCTCGACATGAAGCAGGAGGGCATCGACCCGCAGCCCGGCAAGACCGTATTCAGCGGCAGCACCGACAAGATCGGCAGCCTGTACGACGGCAACACCTTCCAGCTGGGCGAGGCCGACGCCAAGGCGCAGCGCCTGGAGAACGCGATCGCCTCGACGCTCTACGTCGACCTGTTCCTGATGATGACCAACAGCGACCGCCGGCAGATCACCGCCGAGGAGATCCGCGCCCGCCAGGAGGAGCAGATCCTGGCCATCGGCGAGCCGCTGGAGCGTCTGAACGACGAGGCCCTGGGCCCGGCCCTGGACCGCATCTACGCCATCGCCGACCGCCGCGGCATGATCGCGCCGCCGCCGCCCGAGCTGGTCGAGTACCAGCGCCGCATGGGCAACGCCAAGGCGGTGAAGGTCAACTACGTCAGCGCCCTGCACCAGGTGCAGCGCATGGTCAAGCTGGGCCAGATCGACCGCGCGGTGCAGTTCCTGGGCTCGACCGCTGGCGCCTTCCCCGACGTGCTCGACGGCTTCGACTTCGACCAGGCCTGGGACGAGTACGCCGAGGGCGTCGGCCTGCCGCCCAAGCTCGTCCGCAGCCAGGAGGCGCGCCAGAAGCGCCGTGGCGCGCGCGCCAAGGCACAGGCCGAGCAGCAGCAGTTGGCCAACGTGGGCGCCACCGTCCAGGGCGCCAAGGTGATGAGTGAGACCGACACCGGCGGGCAGAACGCCCTGACCGACCTGATGCGATCGGTCGGCGCGTGAGCGACGACATCGAGCAGGACGACCTCGACCGCGCCGCCGGCGCCAAGAGTGAGAAGGACCGCCGCGACCAGGCCAAGCGCGACCTGGAATGGATCATGGGCAACAAGCAGGGCCGCCGCTTCATCGCGCGCCTGCTGGCGTCCACCGGCGTCGACATGCCCATCTTCAACAGCAACGGCAGCACCATGACGCACGCCGAGGGTCGGCGCAGCGTCGGCATCGAGCTGACCATCGAGCTGAAGGCGCAGCACCGCGACGCCTACCTGCGCCTGCTGTCCGAGATCCTGCCGGAGTCGAAGCCATGATCGCCCAGGCGGCACCCAACGGGGGGCCTTCTAGCCCAAATGGCCACCCTTACGGTCGCGCCCATGCCTGATGCACCAGCGTCAACTCCGGCTCCCGCCTCGGCGGCACCGGTTCAACAGGCGACCGCCAGCACCACCCCGGCACCGGCGGCAGCGCCCGCGCCGACCGCTGGCACCCAGCCCGTCACCGCACCGACCACCCAGACCGCGACCGTCCCGGCCGCTGTCGTCGAGACCAAGACCGGCGAGCAGCCGGTCGCGGCCAAGGCGACGGAAGCCAAGACCGAGCAGCCCGCAGCCATTGAGCTGAAGCTGCCCAAGGACTCGCTCCTCTCCGCTGACCACGTCAAAGAGCTGGCCGACTTCGCCAAGGCGAACGGCATCAAGCCCGAGATCGCGCAGCAGATGCTGGAGACCCAGTCCAAGGCCGTGGCCGCGCACCAGGCGAAGCTGCAAGCGCAGCACGTCGCCCAGGTGGAGACTTGGGACAAGGAGCTGACCGCCGACAAGGACATCGGAGGCGAGAAGATCCAGGCCAACATGGACCTGGGCCGTCGCGCCTTGGAGAAGTTCGGGTCGCCGGAGCTGATCGAGACCCTGCGCTCGACCGGCTACAACAGCTTCCCGCCCCTGGTCAAGCTCCTGGTGAACATCGGCAAGGCGATGAGCGAAGACCGCGTCGCAACCGGAACGCAGTCCGCCCAGAGCGACCTGCGCAGCCTGTACAAGTCGATGCCCAACGCCTGACCTGAACCACCCAACCACACACCCACGGAATCACGACCATGCCCACCGGCACCTATCCTGGCCTCCTCGACATCGCCAACCTCACCATGCCCGACGGCAGCCTGGCCACCGCCAAGCAGATCGTCGAGTCCCTGAACCAGACCAGCGAACTCTGGCAGGACGCGGTCGTCATCGAAGGCAACGACGGCGCGGGCCACAAGAGCATCACCCGCACCGGCCTGCCTGCCAACACCTGGCGCAAGCTCTACGGCGGCGTCCCCGAGACCAAGGCGCGCACCGCGCTGGTCCGTGACTCCAGCGGCATGCTGGAGAACTACGCCACCATCGACAAGAAGCACGCCGAGCTGTCCGGCGGTTCCGCCGCCTGGCGCTTCACCCAGGAGGCCGCCTTCCGCGAATCGCTCAACCAGGACGTTGCCGAAGCGTTCATGTACGGCGACACCGACATCAACCCCGAGCGGTTCCACGGCATCGTCCCGCGCTTCAACACCACCGCCTCGGGCGACAACGCGCAGAACATCATCAAGGGCGGCGGCGCTGGCGCCGACAACTGCAGCATCGTCCTGACCGTGTGGGGTCCGATGACCACGCACTTCTTCTACCCGAAGGGGTCGAGCGGTGGCCTGCAGGTGCGCGACCTCGGCGAGCAGACCGTCTACGACGGCAACGGCGACCCGTACCAGGCCTACCGCACCCACTACAAGTGGGACATCGGCCTCGCCATGCCGGACTGGCGCTACACCGCCCGCGCGCCCAACATCGACGTGTCGGACCTGACCAAGAACGCCGCCACCGGCGCCGACATCATCGACCTGATGGCGCAGATGATCGAGCTGCTGCCGGTCGACTTCCGCGCCATGGGCACCCCGTCCTTCTACGTCCCGAAGGTGCTCCGCAGCTTCCTGCGCCGCCAGATCGGCAACAAGTCCAACGTGTGGCTCTCGCAGGGCGAGGTCGGCGGCAAGACCGTAACCAAGTTCGACGAGATCCCGGTCCGCCGGCTCGACCGCATGCGCATCACCGAGTCGCTGGTCCCCTGATCCACCAACCATCAACACAAGAGACACAGCCATGATCGTCAACAAGCGCGAAGAGTTCGCCGATTCCCAGGCCGTCACCGCGACGGCCATCGGGTCGACCGGCGTCATCGACCTGGGCGCCTCGCCCACCCTGCAGGACGTGGCGAACGGCAAGCCGCTGTTCGTCGTCTTCCAGGTCGACACCGCGGCGACCGCCGCCGGTGCCGCCACCGTCACCCTGTCGGTCGAGTCGGACAGCACCGCCAACCTGGCGACCAGCGCGACCGTCCACGCCACGACCGAGGCCATCGGCAAGGCCACCCTGGTCGCCGGCTACAAGCGCATCCTGGCCCTCCCGCCGGGCCGCAACTACGAGCGCTACCTGGGCGTCCGCTTCACGGTCGCCACCGGCCCGCTGACCGCCGGCGCCTTCTCGGCCTTCCTGACCAGCGAGCCGCAGAACTGGGTCGCCTACCCCGCCGGTTCGTAAGGAGTCCACGCCATGCGCGTCCGCGCCATCGCCCCCGGCTTCTTCGACATCAACAAGAACGGGCACCCGGTCGACATCAAGGTCGGCCAGGTGTTCGACTACCCCGACGACCGCAAGCCCGGCAAGTGGTTCGTCAAGGTCGAGGCTGACGCGGTCTCCCCACCGGCCCAGGTTGACGCCAAGCACGGCCCCAAGGCCAAGACCGAACCCACCAAGTAGCCCAACCCGGCGGCCGATCCTGGCTGGGTGGGCCGCCGCGAGGAACCACCCGCCATGACCATTTCCAGCACCAAGCTCGACATGCCGCCAGGCGGCGAGTACGATGGCACCTTCCTCCGTCAGTGGTTGATGACCGCCGGCGAGGAAGGTGCAGCCGTTTCGCTGCCCCGGCATAGCGACCGCTCCATCCAGATCGCCGGCCCGTTCGACGCCTCAACCGTGACCATCGAGGGCACGCTCGACGGCATCGAGTGGGGCCAGCTGGTCGACCAGTCCGACAACAAACTGCAGTTCAGCAGCTACCCGTCCGGCGAGACCACCATCATCGAGGCCATTTCCCAGGCCGTCGTCTCCGTCCGTCCCAAGACCACCGGCGGCGGCGCCGGCACCGCCCTGCGCGTCACCCTGCTGTCTCGGAGCTGATCCATGATCGACATCCCCAAGAAGGTCCGCGAGTTCGCCGGCATGGCCGAGGCGCTGGCCGCTCTGGTCGAGCTGGCAGACAAGGCAAACGCCTGGCAGCAGCAGGAGGACGAGCACCGCGCCCGCCTGACGCAGATCGACAAGGACGAGGCCGCCGCGCGCGCCATCCTCGCCGCTGTCGCCAACGACATCGACAGGAGCAAGGCCGAGGCCGCTGGCCTGGTCGAGCTGGCCAAGCGCGACGCCGAGGCGATCAAAGCCGACGCCGTCGCCGAGGCTGAGCGGATCACCGCCGCCGCCAACGAGGCGGTCGAGGCGGCCAAGGTCAAGGAGCGCCGCGCCGAGGCCGACCAGCGCAAGGCGGAAGCCGCGTGCGCCACCTGCGTCGCGCGCCTCGCCGAGCTGGAACCCAAGGTGGCCGAGGCGCAGGCGACCATCGCGCGGGCCGATCGCATCAAGAAGGCTGCGGAGTAGGCCGTGAGCAAGGGCAACACCACCGAGAACGACCTACTCAAGACGTACTTCCAGAACGCCGCTTTGCCGGCGTATGGGTCGATCTACTACGTTGCCTTCCACACCGCCGACCCTGGCGAGGCGGGCGATCAGACGACCAGCGAGGCGACCTATCCCGACTATGCCCGCGTGGCCGTCGCGCGCACCGCCGGCGGCTGGTCTGTCGTCGGCAACGCCGCCAGCAACGTGGCCGAGGTCACGTTCCCCGAGTGCAATGCCAGCTTTGGCGCCGGCACGCAGACCATGACGCATGTGTCAATCGGCGTGGCCGCGAGCGGCGCCAGCCAGATCCTGTACAGCGGCGCCCTGACCGCGCCGGGCATCATCGTCACCGCCCTGGATACCCCGCGCTTCCCGGCCGCGGCCCTCGTGATCGAGGAGGACTGATCCATGCCCGAGAGCTACACCCAGGTTCCGCCCAACTCGACGGGCAACAAGATGCGCACCCGATCGCGCGTCATCGGCGCCGACACGGTGCACGAACAGGGCGTGTTCACCGCCGCGCTGCCGACCTATTGGGTACTGGCCGACGCCGTCGCGTTGGCCGCCAGCAAGCATCACCTGTCGATCATGAACGAGGCCGGAAGCGGCAAGGTCATCGCGCTCAAGAAATTATTTCAGATCAACCTCGCGGTGACCAGCGTCACCGGCATCGCGTTGCGTTTCGACTTCAAAGCGATTACCGCGCACTCGGGCGGGACCGTCCTGACTCCTTCGCTATGCGATTCCACCAATCCCGCACTGCCAGCGCAGATCACATGCCGCACCGCAGCCGCCAGCGTAACCGAGGGCGGCATCCTGTGGCCGTATACCACGCAGAACGACGAGGTTAGCGCGGCAAATACCGCCGTGGCTAACTTCCTCTCGCAAGGACTCAACTGGCTGCCCGAGGGTGGCGAGATGCAAGAGAAGCGGCTGCGCGATGGTGAAGGTGTCACCATGAAGCAGATAACCACCAGCACTGTCGGCAGCTTCGGGTGGCTGCTGTGCTTCACCGTTGACGACGCCTGACCCATGCTGCTGCCGTACACCACGCTGACCTATTACGGGCCGGCGGCGGCTGCGGCTGTCGTCCAGGGCGTCGGAACGGTTAGCGCCCAGGCTCGCGGATCGCTGCGCGCTGGCGCAACCCTGGCCGGGTCCGGCGCGATCACCTACGCCCGGCCGGTGCGCTTGATCAGCGCCGTGGCCACGCTGTTGGGCCAGGGGGTAATCACCCAGGCCCAGGCCCGCGGCAGCATCCGCGCCTTTGCGCGCATCAAGGTCAACGAGTTGTCCCAAGACGATGTCACCGGCGCCGTTCTGGAAGCCAAGATCGAGGGAAACCTGACGCTCAAGCAGGCCCTGCGACTACTGCTGGCCGTGGCGTCCGGCGATGCCACCGACCTCGATACCAACCCCGCATTTAAGAGCGCAGACGGCAGCAAGACCCGCGTGGCCGGCACCCGCGCCGGCGGCACCCGCACCATCACCACCAGGGACGGCACATGAGCTGGAACGGCGCATGGTGCGGCAACTGGTTCGGCGGCTGGCTGGCCGACGACGGCGCCGCGCCGCCGCCCCTGACCCCGTCCGAGTGGATCATCCGCTGCCGGCGCCGCCGGAACAGGAACTAGGCCCATGGCCCTTTCATCCGTCCAGATCAGCAACCTGGCCCTGGCCCGCATCGGCATCCTGCAGGGCATCGACGACCTGGAGGAGGCCAGCGACGAGGCCCGCGCCTGCAATCTCCACTTCGACGCCTGCCGCGACGACCTGCTGGCCGCGCACGACTGGCCCTTCGCTCGGCGCACCGCCGGCCTGGGCCTAGTCGGGACCGATCCCGAAAGCGGCTGGGGCTACAGCTACCGCCTGCCCAGCGACTGCCTGGTCGCGCGCAGCCTCGGCGATGGCTACGCCTTCAAGATTACCAGCGATGCCAGCGGTGGCCTGCTGTACGCCAACACCAGCCCGGCGACCCTGATCTACACCGCCCGCCTCGATGACGTGGCCCTGCTGCCGCACGATGTCGCCATGCTGCTGGCCAGCCGCCTGGCCATGGACGTGGCGCCGGCCCTGTCGCGCACCGACAGCGTCACCGACCGCGCCGCCCAGCGCTTCCGCACCGACCTGGCCGCAGCGACCGTGACCCGGCAGAATGAGCCAGAGCAGGACGCGCACCGCGAGGCGGAAGCCATCAGCGGGCGGGAGTAGACCGTGACATCAGTAGCACAACGAAGCTTCGCCGGCGGCGAGATCGCCCCGGCCGCCTACGGTCGCGCCGATCAGGCCAAGTACGCCACCGGCGCGCGAAAGGTCCGCAACTTCATCGTCCAGCGGTTCGGCGGTGTCACCAACCGCAGCGGGACCAAGATGGTGCGCGAGACGGTCGGCAGCACCGCCGGCAAGACCACCCGCGCCCGCCGCTTCGTCTACAACGACGCCCAGACCTATCTGCTGGAGTGGGGCGACTACACCCTGCGCCTGATCCAGGCCGGCGTCGGCGTCACCGTGTCGGGCCTCGCCGCCTGGTCCGCCGTCACCACCTACGAGCAGGGCGACCTGGTCAGCTTGGCCGGGGTCAACTACTACGCCAAGACCACCAGCCTGAACCTGACCCCGGCGTCCAACCCGGCCGCCTGGTACGCCATGCCCGCCGGCGGCATCCTTGAGCTGCCGACGCCCTACCCGCATGCCGATGTCCGCCGCCTGCAGTTCACGCAGTCGGCCGACGTGATGACCATCTTCCACCCGACCTACCCCATCCACGAGCTGCGCCGCTACGGGGCAACCGACTGGGTCCTGACGCCAGCCGCCTTCACCCCAAGCATCAGCCGGCCGACCGGGTGCAGCTCGACGGTCGGCGGGGCCGGCGCCCTGTCCTTCCGCTACCGCGTCACAGCGGTGAAGCCGGAGACCTTCGAGGAGTCGCTGGCCGGGCTGGAGACGACCAAGAACATCACCGGCGCGACCCAGGCCAACCCCTGCGCCATCACCAGCGTGGCGCACGGCTACAGCACGGGCGACGAGATCACCCTGGCCAGCATCGGCGGCATGACGCAGCTGAACGGCCAGACCGTCACCATCACCAAGACCGGCGCCGACACCTACACCCTGGACGGCGTCGACTCGACCGCCTACGGAGCCTATACCGCCGGCGGCACCACCGCGCGTACCTACGCCCGCATCGACAGCGCGGCCACGCCCAGCGCCTCGGCGCCCAACGTCATCAGCTGGACCGCCGTCAGCGGAGCTCTGGAGTACAACGTCTACAAGGAGACGAACGGGGTTTACGGCTTCATCGGCGCGGCGGTCGGCACCAGCTTCAAGGACATCAACTACGCACCCAGCGGCCTGACCAACCTGGCCACGCCCGCCACCGTGTTCGAATCGGCCGGGAAGTACCCCCAGACCGGGGCCTACATCCAGCAGCGCTTCGCCGCCGCCGGATCAGTGGACGCGCCGGAAGACATCGACATGTCCCGGTCGGGCATCTTCAACGACTTCAGCAAGAGCAGCCCGCTGCAGGACGACGACGCCTTCGGCTTCAGCATCAACGACGAGGAGGTTAACGAGGTCCGCCACATCGTGAACATGGGCAAGCCTGTGGTCTTCACGAGCGGCAGCATCTGGACGCTGGACGGCGATGCCTCGGGCGCCCTGCGCTGGGACTCGATCAACCCCAACCTGGTCGACCGTCGAGGATCCAGCTACCTGCGCCCCGTGACGATCGGCAACAGCCTGCTGTATGTCCAGGCGCGTGGCACGATCATCCGCGACCTGCAGCTCGACCTGGTCCAGGGACAGAAGGGCCGGGACCTGACCATCTACGCCCAGCACCTATTCGACGGCTACACCGTGATCGCCTGGGCCTATCAGGAGAACCCCCACAGCGTGCTCTGGGTCGTCCGCAGCGACGGCAAGCTGCTGGCCCTGACCTACGTCAAAGAGCACGAAGTCTGGGGCTGGTCGCAATGCGAGACGGACGGCACCTTCCTCGATGTCGAGACCGTCCCCGAGGGCGACGAGGACGCCCTGTATGTGGTCGTCGAGCGCACCATCGGCGGCACCGCGCGCCGATTCGTCGAGCGCTTCGCATCGCGCCGCGTCACCGATCCCTCGATCGACGCCTACTTCGTCGACTGCGGCGGCACCTACGACGGCCGGAACATCACCGCCACCACCCTGACGCTGTCCACCGCGACGACCTGGGCCTACACCGAGCCGATCACCTGCACCGCCAGCGCGGCGCAGTTCATCGCCGGGGATGTCGGCAACGACTACATTCTGGAGATCGGCGGCGCCAGCCTGCGCTGCCACGTCACCGCCTACACCGACAGCACGCACGTCACGATCGAGCCGGCCAGCGACGTGCCGGCCGCGTTTCAGGGCGTGGCAACCGCCATCTGGTCGCGCGCCGTCGACCAGATCGGCAGCCTGTCGCACCTGGAGGGCAAGGCCGTTGCCGTGCTCGCCGATGGGTGCGTCCTGGCCAACGGCTACGAGGACCCGCAGATCGTGGTCAGCGGCGGCGTCATCACCCTGCCGCAGCATGCCGCCGTGGTGCATGTCGGCCTGCCCTACATCGCCGACCTGGAGACCCTGGACTGGGAAGACCCCAACGCCGAGACCTTGATCGACAAGAAGAAGATCGTCCAGGGCGTGACCCTGCTGGTGCAGGACACCCGCGGCGGCTGGGCCGGGTGCCCCAAGACCACCGACGACGGCACCATCGAATGGCAGCGCAAGTACATGAACGAGATCAAGCAGCGCGCCACCGAGGAGTACAGCAGCCCGACCGACACCAGGACGGGAACCTTCGAAGTGAACGCAACCGGGACCTGGGGCGAGAAGGGGCGGATCCTCATCCGCCAGAGCGACCCCCTGCCCATGACCGTCCTGGCCGCCATTCCGCGCGGCAAGATTGGAGGCTGACCATGGGAGCAACCGCAGCACTGATGGGCGCCGGCGTCGGCCTGAGCGTGGCCGGCCAGTTCGCCGCCGCCAATGCCAACCGGCGGACCAACGAATACAACGCCAAGCTCTACGACGCCCAGGCGGTCGACAGCATCGCCCGGGGCGAGGAAGCGGTCGGCCTGGAGCAGGAGCAGGCCCGCGGCATCGTGGGCTCCCAGCGCACCGGCTTCGCCGCCCAGGGCATCACGCTAGACAGCGAGACGGTCGACGCCGCCGCGGCCGACTTGGAACGCGCCACCGCCAGGAACGTCCGCACCATCAAGGGCAACGCCTGGCGCGAGGCGATGGGCTACCGCGCCCAGGCTACTGGCGCGCGCCGGGCCGGGAAGTTCGCCTACCAGGGCGCCATGCTCAACGCGACGGGTTCCCTGCTGACGGGCGCCGCACAGACTGCAGCGATGGCGCAGGACTACCGCTACCGCAACCCGACGCCCGCCGCGCCGGCCAAGGCCTGACCCATGCCCCGCATCGCCACCAACGACCGCCGCATCCAGACCACCGCCATGCGCGTGACGCCCCAGCAGGAGG